CTGTCAATCATTTCTCCATCAATAGTATCTCCTTTAGCTAATCCGTAACGTTTACCAATTTCTTCTTGAGAAGTCAAAACTTCATGAATGATAGGGTCATCTTTAGTAAAATCCTCTGGTGAAGTCATATAATAATTTTCATCAATTATTTCCGTGTTCTTTGTTTTATTGTCTATAGAAATATGTTGGTTGTTGTGAAAATCATCACGAATATCAAATTCTACATGAATATCTCCATTTTTGCTTTTTGTATAATTTAGAAGATCTTCTTCCCCATCTACTGTTTTAACAACAAATTGTTTTTTTGTATGATAGGTATCTGGTATATTTTTAATTAATGTAATACGTCCGCCATTACCAAGGACAGTTGTTTTTTTAGTTGACTCTAATGCTGTTACAAGACTATTAATCCATGGAGCACGGCTATAGACTTGTGCTTTACCAGCAGCTGCTGTTGCTTCAGGTAAAACTTTTAATCCACCAGGAAGAGCTGTAGAAAGACTTATTGAACCAAGGCCTTGTAAAAACTTACGTCTATTCATAGGAAAACCTTTTTTAGCTTTCTCTGCAAATCGTGCTGCTTGTTTTAATTTGTTTAATTTACCGAACATATAAACTTACTATTCCACCTTTAGCTTTCTTTTTCTTATCAGGCCAAAATTCTGTGTGTTCAAAAAACTCTTTATCTTGTTTTCTTTTTAATGAAGATTTAGGACCTTCAATTTCTGATTTTACATATTTCCATTTTTTTTCTTTTCCGTATTGCTCACGAATTTTTTTCTTAATACGTTCTTCACGTTTAGCCTTGGGCCCTGTTCCAGGTTTATTCTTTTTATTAAACGCGGTACGTTTAATTAACTCTTTTTGTTTGTCTGTTAATTTAAGTTTATTAAGTAGCTTAACTAATCCTCCACCACTAAACTTTCCTGGAGTATAAATTCCTTCAGATAAATAATCTTCAAAATCAACTCCAAATTTTTGTTTAAGTTTATTTCTATTTAAAAAAAACTGAAGTAATTCAGTATCACTAAGTTCTTCTTTAGGGTTAACAATTGTTGACTTAATATTTTTATCTGCCATTTCTTGATCTATTTTTTTTACTAAACTAAAATCTTCATCGGCTA